GTTTCGCCGCACACTGTATTATATAGTGATGCGTCAGCGCAAGACCAGCGTTAAAAGAGGACAGGCCGCCCATACCTTGCCCGACTGAGTATCGGGCCGTGGTGAATTCGAATATTTTCTTTCACCGTTTGGTATCAGGCCTCCTCTCCCATATCGGTTTCCCGAAATGGAAGTCCCGGTTAACCATAACCTCCCGCCATGCCGATGCAATATCAGCGCTAGCGAGGATCTGGGATAACACAATCTCAGATAGCTCAACTGGTAATCTGTCGGTGGCTGACTTCAAATCGAAGCTGTAACACTTCTTGCCAGCACGCGTCGCGTCTTGCACGCGAACCCTCTGGGCCTCCTGATCATACGTACCATCCGTTGGGAGGGTACTTAGGATTTCTCCTATATAATCATGGATAGGCTTAAGGACCGATTGCGAATAAAGATCAAATATCGCAACGACACGCGTTTTACCCGCTTTGTCTTTGAGGAAACTCAATCGTGAGTGGATGTACTTTCTTCCATCACTGAACTCGACGGAAAGACTGGATCGAAGAGACTCCAGATCTTTAATTTTATCGTTACCAACGAGGGACGCAAGTCTTTCGACTGATGACCGTAAAACAGGATCTTGGTAGACTGCTTGGAGATCCTCTTTTCACTTAGCTAACGCAGGTGCCCCATTGGGCCCTCCATGCGAGAGTTCTGCAAATCGAGGTGCTGAATTGTCCCGGTAAGGGGCAAATGGTGGGAGCTTCTTTCGAAGGCCAAGGAGGTCGCATACGTGACGTCCTGCTGTTCAAGATAGATCTAAAGGTCTATCAATATCCTCTACAATTGACTCAATAGAGTAGTCAATGTGACCGTAAGTAAGGTCATAGGATTTGAGCAGTGAAAGGACCAGACGTATGCGTACCGGGTCTCTCCATTTCCCTTTCAGCAGGGAGAGGAGTCCATTTGTTCGCGGCAGTCCTCGTGCGTTCAAACGAATTTGAACATCGGAGGGGGGAGGAGTGCGTGACCCGGTCAACGCAATCACATGGCAGTTGAATATGTATTTCATAGTATTCAACCACCTAGTGTGGCCCCAGTTATGGAGCCACATCCGTGATCGCACATAAAAGGGGGCATAGGCCCTCCAGACTGACATTACTGGCAGTTTGAAGATAGTTGCACACGCGAATACGAATCATGGAACCTGGTTCGGAACATAATCCAACCATGGCTTCCCTGGCAAGTAACAGTGTTTTAGTCCTGTCCTTGTAACAGGTACCTCGATGCCTTTCGGGTCAAGGTTGCCACTTGTAAAACGTGGTTTAAATAGGAAACTATTAAATCGCGTACTATAAGTAATAGCGCTACCAGGAACTTTATGACTCGACAGCCGGACCCCCCTTGGGGTTTGGCCGCTGTTATGCGGGGCTTTCGCCACCTTATTTGATGATTTGATTTGTTTCAATATCATGTGATAAACCATGTTTCCACCGACCCCATGCTGGGTCCCCTCACCGGATTGTTACACCCAGCGAGGTTCCAG